GAGAGAGGCACGAAAAAACAAGAGAAAGTTCGTCTGTTCGCTAATTTGTTCGCAGGGGGGTAAGGGGGGCGGTATGCAAATTATCAAGATCAAGGTGGCAGACCTTAGCAACGATCCTGCCAATGCAAGGAAGCACGACGATCGAAATATAGAATCCATCGTCGCATCGCTTCGCCGATTCGGTCAGCAAAAGCCGATTGTCGTTGATATGAACAACATCGTTCGGGCAGGCAATGGAACACTAGAGGCGGCTCGTCGTCTCGGATGGGATTCCATCGATTGCGTTAAGACCGATCTAAAAGGCTCTGACGCAATCGCCTACGCCATCGCGGACAATCGGACATCAGAATTAGCCGAGTGGAATTCCGACGTTCTAGCGGCTCAATTAAACGGCTTGCTGGCCGACGATGAGGAACTAGCAAATGCGGCTGGTTTCACGGCTGAGGAAATCGAGGGAATGTTGAATGATGTTGTTGACGATCCTGAGATCATAGAGGATGAAATACCCAGCCTGCCAATTGAGGCGATTACTCAGCCAGGAGATCTGTGGATTCTAGGGAATCATCGATTGCTTTGCGGTGACTCGACGAGCTCTGTGGATGTTAAAAAGCTAATGGGTTCAGAACTAGCGGACTTGTGTTTTACATCTCCACCCTACGGGCAGCAAAGGGACTACACAAAAGAAGGAAAGGAAAAGTGTGCGGATTGGCAAGGTTTGATGAAAGGAGTTTTCTCCTGTTTGCCAATGAAGGAATCAGGTCAGATTTTGGTAAACCTAGGTCTTATACACAGGGAAAACGAATTTATTCCGTACTGGAATCCGTGGTTGGAACACATGAAGGAATTCGGGTGGAGGAGGTTTGCATGGTATGTTTGGGATCAAGGCAGCGGTCTTCCAGGTGACTGGAACGGCAGGCTTGCGCCGAGTTTTGAGTTTTTGTGGCACTTTAATAAGCAAGCCGTAAGGCCGCAAAAATGGGTGGAGACAAAACTAGAAAGCAGAGCAGCAAAAGGAAAGAAAGGGACTGTTGGGTTCAATAAAGAAGGAGGATCAAAAGAGTGCTCAAGTCCTGATAAAATCGGCCAGGACTTCAAGATTCCAGATAGCATTATCCGCATTAACAATGTTCCGAGTGCGGTAATTAAGGTAAACAGGAATAGTCAGGATGGAAAATTACATCCAGCAACATTCCCGGTTGCGTTTCCGACATTCGCCATCAAGTGCTGGCCAGGCATGGTGTATGAGCCTTTTTGCGGATCAGGAACTACTCTTATAGCTTGCGAGCAACTTCAGCAAAGTTGCAGAGGAATGGAGATCAGTCCACAATATTGCGATGTCATAGTTAAGCGATGGGAGGCTTTGACTGGAGAAAAAGCAAGGATTAGCAAGTGAGCGTTCGGCAAACAAGATTATGGGAGAAAGCCTTGAAAGAGAGATGGAGCATCCCAGAAGAATTTCGAGAACTAATGGTTCGCCAGCTAGTTCGAGTGATAGCGAGCGAGAAAACAAGCGCAAGGGAAAAGACATCAGCCGCAAAAGCGTTATTACATGCAGACGCTTTGAATATAGAGCAAGAGAGGATGGATCAAGCAGATGAGCATGAACGCAGACAGCGATTGGTGGAACTCGCTCGACAACTCAGCCCTGGAGAGGTTGCTAGGCTCTCGGCTGAATCAGGTGTCGTCGTCGATGGCCTCATCGTTGACGAATACGACGGGGAGGAAATCGAAGGACGCGGAGAGGATGGCTCGAAAGAGGGCAGCGGAACGTGACATAGCGATTCCAAGGCCAGCGAACATGCAGCGAAGGATCGACAGCGAACAAGACGCGAAGATTTGGCTTTCGACCTATTTCGGATCCCAGTTCTTTGAGGCATGGACTAGCGACCGTCTAGCGATGATCGAATCAATCATCGACGCGGCCAAGTACGGTGGGGATCAAGGTATCGCAGGGCCTCGGGGCGAAGGGAAAACGACGTTATCTATTCGCGTTGCGTTATTCCTTATGGTGCGTGGCCTATCGACATTTCCTGTCGTCATTGGCAAGAACGCCGACAAAGCAAAAAAGGAGGTGCGCGACCTAGTTGAGCAACTGCAGCAAAACGATTTGTTCATTGCGGACTATCCTGAAATCGGGATCCCATTCCAATCTGTTGGCGGTTGGTCAAGTCGCGGACGGATGCAGACTTGCGGCGGAATGCCTACCAACATCGTCATCGGGCCGGAATTCTTTGTCTTCCCTACGATCAACCGCGGGCAGATCCCCGATTGGCCTAAAGAGATCGAGCCTGCTTCATGCGGCCAGGTGCTTTACTCTCTGGGCATCGATGGTGCGATCCGAGGTACTAAGTATCGAAGCAGGCGACCAACTCTTGCAATAATCGATGACATCGAAGATAGGGAAGCAGCAGCAAGCGAAACGACCATCGAGAAGAACGAGGAGGTAATCGAACAAGACATTGCGGGGTTAGGTCAGTCCTCAGAGCGGATCCCTCGGGTCATGCTTTGCACGATTCAAAACAGAAAGTGCATTGCGTATCGTTACACCGATCCGAAGATCAAGCCATCTTGGAGGGGCAAGCGATACCGCAAGCTCGTTACCAAGCCGGATCGGATGGACTTGATAGAGAAGTACATCGACATGAGAAAGGGACGCAAGGACGACGATCCTGACGCTCGGGAGGCTTTCCGCTTTTGGCGTGACAACCAAAAGGACATCGAGCGGGGATCTGTCGTTAGCAATCCGCATAGCTACAGCAAAAAGACTCACAGCGACGGCGAGCCGATGGAATTGTCAGCGGTGCAAAGCTATTTCAATCGAGTCGCAGACGTAGGCCAAAAGGCGGTATCGACCGAGATTGACAACGATCCACCAGAGGAAGCCGGGCCAATGGGCCTTGGAATAACTCCGGCTCTTGTTGAGTCGAGGATAAGCGGTTTAGTTCGTCGTCAACTACCAGCTAACACGGTGGCACTGACAGCGGCGATCGACTTGGGCAAGTATTACCTTCATTGGGTTCTTATCGCCTGGTGGCATGGGGCCGGAGGTGTTGTGGTTGACTATGGTATCCATCAGGTTTACGGAACAGACAAGAGCATGAATCACGAAGCTAGTGAGCCGATGATCTATCAGGCTCTCTTGAGCCTTCGGGACGAGTTGCTAACCAAAGAGTTCAGCGACACAACAGGCACTCGGCGAACGATCGATTTTTGCTTTGTGGATTCAGGTGCGTTTACCAATGCGGCTTACCAGTTCTGTCGTGAGGTCGGCGGGATATTTCATCCGTCGAAAGGTCAAGACCCATACCATCGAAAAGCCAAGTCAACATCGACAACTATCGCAGGTGCCAACCTACACGCTCAAAAGCTTCCGTCCTCAAACGTCTGGCTTTACGAGCTCGACACAAGCTATTGGAAGCAGTTCGTGCATGAACGGTTTATGACTCCGACATTCGATGAGTCGAATATGCTTCGGCGCGGTTCGCTTTCGTTGTTTGCACTTGAAGAAGAACGCAGACATAGCCAGTACGCGCAGCACATCGCAGCGGAAGAACTGGTGACGAAGTTCACTGAGGGCAAGGGGGCTAAGACCTATTGGATGGTCAAGGACTCGAACAATCACTGGCTCGATGCGACATACATGGCAGCGGCGGCTAGTGAGGCTTGCGGGGTCAAGCTGATTGCTCCAAGTGAAATCGAGGTGCAACCGAAGCACGTTAGCGGCGATCAGCCTAAGCCTGTTAAGCAGGCTCCAAAGGCGTACCAACATGGACGCAATCTAAGACAGCGGCAGGGCGGGTGGATTCCAAAACGGAGGTATTAGGATGGCGAAGAAAAGCAGGAAGCAATCAGGAGAAGCGGTGCAGCAAACGGCAACAATCGAGCAACAACCGAGCGAGCCGATCTATCGGCAATTTACTCCGAGACCTTGCACGATGTGCGAAACCAGGCGACCGCATGGAACGAATGCAAGTTACGTTTATTGCACTCGCGGCAAGATCCGTTTTTGCAAGTGCAAGAACTGCAACCACACTTGGAGCCAGGAAGGTAAGTAATTTTTTATTGACTGTACTACGCTAATGGTACAGGCTTATTGAGAATGTTTGCTCTCCATGCAATCCTTTGTGCATGGCATCAGCGGCAAGTCTGTTAACGCTCATCGACGCAGCTATTGAGGCTCTCGTTACCGGAGGGGCTCAGCAGTATTCTATTGGCTCTCGGACGGTTACCAAACTTGACCTGAAGTCGCTCTTTGAAGAACGACGAATTTTGCAGCAACAGGTCGAGCGTGAAAGCGGTTCCGGTGGCGTGACTCTTGGCAGATTGTCGAGGGCTCGTAGATGATCGGCAAGATGCTCGATTCTGTTATCACGGCTATCAGTCCTACGGCTGGACTCCGAAGGGCTCAGGCTCGAAAGGTGCTTCGATCCTTCACAGGTGCCGAGCCATCGAGAATCTCATCGAGTCGCAAGCCAAAGAACAATCCAGCGGACATGGAGCTGTCAGGGCCATTTGGGGCTGATACTCTTAGG